CTAACAACTAAATAACGTATAATAAAATCCAAATGCTAGGGCCTCATTGGGAGGTACGGCGAATAAGGAGAACACGATGGACGAAACTACAGGTACAGAGATTGACACATCACCGGAAGTGTCGGAATCTTCAGGGCCAGTAGGCGAAACAACTGAGCAGCAACCAGCCGAGGAATCGGGTGGGAATCCTGCTTGGGATTCATTGCGTTCAAAACTCGACCCTGTTAGCTTTCATAGTATTCAGGATGACCTTAAGAACTTCGACAAAAATGCGGAATCTCGTATTTCTTCGTTGAATCAGCAGCTCAAAGAGTACAACGAGTTGGGTTCACCGGAGCAGTTGCAAAATTATGCAACTATTGCTCAGAGGCTCGATACGGAACCTGAAACTATTTACAATGCTTTAGGTGAATTCCTAAAACAAAATGGTCGTATGCCGGAAACTGAAGCAGAACTTCAGGATGCGGTAGACGATGAGGAAGCTACGAGCGAGAATGGGGAAGCCCCCGTTGACCCGCGTTTTGCACAGCTGGAGCAGCAGCAACAGCAGATGCAAGCGTTTCTTGACCAACAAGAACAAACGCGTGTTCAGCAGGAAGCCGACACAGCACTCGAACAGGAAATTGGCGAACTCAAAAAAGTACATCCAGACTTTACCGAGGATGATGTGCGCGAAGTTTTGATGCGGGCGGCGTTTCAGCTTCAGAGCAGCGGCAAGGCAGGCAAACTGTCTGATGTTGCTCAAGAGTATGTCGATAAAACAGTAAACCGTATCCGCGCAGTACCGCGCCCAGGAGATTCCGCCCCAAGATTGCTTCCCACTTCGGGAGGCGTGCCTGCAGGACAGCAGACAACACCCCTTGGAAAGATGTCGAGAAATGATGTGCAAAGCCTCATTTCTGCGTCACTTGAACAAGGTCGGTAATTTAAAGGTTTAATCTCCTTTCAATAACGAAAGGAAAGACTATGGCTGCAACACTTGCAACTATTGATTCATATCTCAAGGAGGTGTACCAGGGACGCATCCGCGAGCAGCTTAACGACGAAATCGTTGCGCTGAAGCGTATTACTCGCAGTGGCTCTGGTGTCACCAACGAAGTTGGCGGAAAGTACGTCACCTTCCCAATTCACACCCGCCGTAACAGTGGTATCGGTTCTCGTTTTGAAAACGAGGCACTTCCTGCTGCTGGTCAGCAGGGTCACGCCGCTGCCCGTGTGGGTCTGAAGTACGCATACGGTGGAGTTCAGCTCACCGGTCAGGCAATCAGCCTTTCTGACACCGACGCTAAGGCTTTTGCCAAGGCTTTGGACAACGAGGTTGAGGGTTTGAAGAACGACCTCAAGAAAGACATGAACCGTCAGGTGTACGGCTCGGGTAACGGTGCTATCGCTGTTGCTACCGGTGCCAACACGGCGGCTGTCGTTCCTGTTGCAGATGCACGTCTGTTCCAGGTTGGTATGGTCGTTGACACTCAGACTGGTAACACCGTTGACAACACTGGACTCATTGTTGCTTCTGTGGACCTGACTGCTGGTGCAAACACCGTTACGTTCACGACTACCCCAGGTACCGCTACTGCCGCCGCTGACATTATTGTCCGCAAGGGCTCTGGTGTTGCTGCTGGTGGTAACCGTGAACTCACTGGACTCGCTGCAATTGTCAGCGCTTCTGGAACCCTCTACAACATCGACCCTTCGGTGGAGCCCGAGTGGAAAGCTAACGTTGATTCTAACGGTGGCACCAACCGCGCACTGTCGGAAGCTTTGATGATTGGAATGACTGATGACATCCGCACCAAGGGTGGCTCCACGTCTCTAATCCTTCAGAGCCTCGGTGTTCGTCGTGCTTACTTCAACCTGTTGTCGCAGCTGCGTCAGACCGTTAACACCCAGGAATTCACTGGTGGTTTCTCCGGTCTTGCGTTCACCACTGACCGTGGCGAAATCCCTGTGGTTGCAGATGTTGACGCACCGCTGAACAAGCAGTGGTACATCAACGAAGACGCACTCACGTATTACCGTGACGAAGACTGGCACTTCATTGACCGTGATGGTTCAATGTGGAAGCAAGTCTCTGACAGCAACGGTGACTACGACGCGTACTACGCTCGCATGGTTGAATACCACGAGCTTGCTACTGACCGTCGTAACACACACGGGTTGGTGTCTGACATCACCGAGGCCTAAACAGTCTCGCCATAATGATGGCCCAACCTCTATAATGGGGTTGGGCCATCATCATTTCTAGGGGAACTATGCAAAAAAAACTTGCCTTTTATCAAGCGGCCTCGCAACTTTCAGCGGGGCTAACTCTTGCCGATTATGAGTACCGTTTTTACTCAGATAATGCTGGCAAAGAGATTCTTACTGTCGAGATTGATACCCCACTTAACGGGCAAGTTTTAAAATACAACAGTGCTTCTAGTGAGTGGGAAAACGCTTCAGTCTCTATTGTCGGCCCAGTAACTTGGGGTACTTTATCCGGAGCATAAGCTAAACTAAATTTATGCAAACTTTTCTAGGACAATCATCCAGCGTATTCAACTCCGACCTTGGCGAATTCGTTAACGACGACCACGTGCATTTAGCGCAAGTTTTACAAGACCTAAAACCTACTTACACGCTGGTTTATGTTCCGCAAAAGGACAGGACTACTCCCGAGGAAAAACAAAAACCTTGGGCTATTCTTGATAAACCCGACAACCTGCCAGAGTATGTAGTTCGTTACATGTCTGAAGAGGACATGAAAACGCCGCATAAGATTATTGCGTGGCTTTTTGACGGTGACGTTGTACGCCACGGGGCTGAGAACGTTCTGAAACGTATCGAGTCGGAAGAGAACGCCAAAAAGTTACTAGACTATAAGAGACAAGAAGACGATTTAGAGGATAGACTCGACCATATAGAATTTCTTGCGAGCGGGGGACGGGACAAGCTCCACACAATTACTCATAACGGAAAGAAGTTTGAGCGATGAGCTATAGTTCTCCTACTAAAACAGTTGGTGACGTTTACAACGTTGTTAAACGTATTTTTGGTGATGAGTCCGGTGTACAGCTAACTAACGCAGATATTGTGCGCTGGGTCAACGAAGCCCAGGTTGACATTTCTAAGCAAAACCAGGTTCTGCAGACGACAGCTACTGTCGCTGTTACAGCTAACACGGCAACTTATGCGCTTACATCGGTCACCCCCAAAATTGACACTATTGCTTCTATTTTGTTGAATGGTCGCCGGGTGGGTAATATCCCTATTTCGCAGGCAGAAGAAAGCATTTCACTTGCAGACCCGCTGGGTACTCAAACGGGGTCTCCTCAGTTCTGGTATGCCTGGGGTGGAGATGTCACATTTTGGCCTAAGCCAAACCAAGATTACACAATGACCCTCCGGTACGTTGCGCAGCCCGCAAACGTTACAGTAACCACTACGGATGTTCTGTCGTTGCCCGATGAGACCTTTAACGACATTGTGAACTTTGTGTTGATGAAAGCTTACGAAATGGACGAAAATCCTCAAATGATGGCCGTAAAACAAGCTGAATACAGCGCCAGTGTTGCCGAGCGGGGCGAAACAGAACGACTTGCCGCCACCATGACCTACGAAACAAACATCACATTCGAGCTTAACTAGGAGCCACTATGCCGGGTGAGCCGATACAGGTAGGTCCTTTTGTTGGCGGCCTTAACACTTTCAGCGACCCCACTGCCATCGCTGATAATGAACTTGTTGTTTGCGAAAATTTCGAGCTAGACCTTGACGGCTCTTTAAAATCACGCCCACCAATCCAAAATTTAAGCATTAATTTTTCACTTGCCACCACGGGGGATATTGACTTTTTAGGTAATTTCCAGGTGTCCGAAACTGTGTCGTATTTGTTGGCCAGCGATGGGGACTCTAAAACGTATTATTTCAATGGCACCACTTGGGTCCTCATTACCAGTACTATAGCGGCGGCTGGTTTTGTGCAGTTTGATGACAAAGCTTGGTTGACTGCCCCTGTCGGGGCGACAAACCCTGGGGGGTATTGGACTGTATCGGGTGGTTTTGTTGCCGACGCAAACATGCCCGAGGGTGAGGTTATTGTTGCGTTCAAAGGCCGCTTGTGGGTTGCGGAAGGTAAAAACAGTACAAACCAAGGTACAAGGTTGTACCGTTCTCGCACTCTTGCCGACCCTTCGCTGTGGCAGTCAACTAACGATTTTGTTGATATTGGTACCGGTGACGGTCAAAACATTGTGCAGCTTGTTGTGTACTTTAACTCTTTGCTTATTTTTCGTACAAACTCTGTTTATGGTCTTCAGTACACTTCCGACCCAGCTGCTGCCGTAGTCTCTCTTATTCTGCCCACAGTTGGCCTGAACTCTAAATACGCGATTGCGCAGTTTGAGTCGTATATCTATTTTATGTA